TCTTTGACAAAAACCAAAATCTTCACCAAAATATCTTTTGGTTTCAGGGTCATGTAAAGTGTCAAATAAATTATACATATTAGGTTGTTTAACTTCTTTACCGTTTATTATGGTTGGTTGAAATATTTCAAGGTCTGGATTAGCTTCTATTAAATCAGTTAATACTTTTCTTTTAATTAACATACATCCTGTAGGAATATGAGTAAGTTCTACTACACCATCATGGGCCTCTACCTCATTAGGATTATCTGTTTTAACTGGATAAGTATAACCCGAATTCATTAAATCATCTGGCCCTTGTATAGCATCTTTTTTTTCATGCAATCTTCTCCACATTTTATCCCAACTTAAAGTTTTCATAGGATAAGGGACACCTATAATATCTTTATCTTTTTCTAACATTTTAAATATAGTTTGTGGATTAAAATCAATATCAGAGTCTACAAATAATAAATGAGTATAGTTATATTCATGATTTAACATACTAGCTACACATATATTTCTACCTTGTGTAACTAAAGAAGATTTTAATAAAGTAAAACTTACTAATATATTTTTTCTTAAACAAGCTTGTTGAAATTTTAAAACAGCTTGTGTGTAATGCATAGTGACTTCACTATGACATGGTGTACATACCATGATTTTGTACGGGGATACATTTCCTATATTAATTTCTGTAACCTCCGAATCTACTTTGTTAGTCTTTATAGTTTGATAAGTATCTTTATTGTGTTCTACAATTTTGCTCGAATCTGTTTTATTAAACCAGATGGGTTCATTGTTTTTGCCCGAGGGCGTATTACTTTTTTGCATTAATTGCTCCTTGTAAAAATCGGGCCCAAGACGTAGCTTGTTTAGTCCAGTTGTAGTAATTATTAACATACTTAGATTGATCTTCTAAATGACGGTGAATAGCAGGATCATGCAAAGTGATAGCAGCTGCATCAATACCATAAGCAAATTTTTCAGATAAATTTCTGTAGTTAATATCATAGGGTATATACATAGGAAACTCTGCGCCTGTTTCAAACAAAGCTCCATAATTAGTTGTAATACAGTAAAGACCAGCAGCCATAGCTTCTAATAAGGATATACATGATGTTTCTTCAAAGATACTTGGATATACATACATATTATAATTATGAATATTTTCTCTAATGTATTCATTAGGTTTATAACCAATGTAATTTACATTAGGTAATTCTCTTGCTTGTTTATAAAGTGCTGTATAATTATGATCGTTTTGTTCATAAAATTGTTTTCCATATATTTCTGTAGATGAATATACATCTAAACTAATAAGTGGATTCTTTACTAATTGCATTGCACCTAATAATACACTTAGTCCTCTCCAAGGGGTATTTTGATGAATAATTTTTATAGGTTTGTTTTGTTCATAAGGTTTAGCTTTTCCTATTTTTTCTATTCCGTTTTTAATTACTAAACATTTGTGACACGGTAAACCAAACATCATTCTAAATTTTTCATAGTTCCAATGTGAATTAAATACATACCAATCATACTTGTGATGATTAGCTTTGTTTTTAAACCATGGATATAAGTTAGGTTGGTCCCAAGAATTTTTTTGCCAAAGTATATTTACTTTATTTGGATCAGTAGGTATTTTACCAGGAACACTAGTGCAAATTTGTACTTGATCTAATAACTCTTTTTTAACGTACTTGTTTAAAAACTCTAACTGTAACTCAGTTCCGCCTTTAGGGTTTTGGTTTTTCATTTTGTTTCTGCATTACTTTCTGAAGAACCTCTAGTCCTTTAGGAGATACTTGAACAGTTACATCCTGCGCAATATCAGGTCCTTCTTTTTTATCTTTATATATTTCACCTGTCTTTGTATTACGCCACGTTGTTATTGTAGTGCAATCTATTTTTGTCAAATTATCCGTTTTCATTCTCTCTGTTTATTAAAGCATAACTTATTAGGCCTTGTATTTTATTACTGCCCGTAGCTGCTTGCACAGTTATAGCATCTCCTGCTTCTAAATTCAAGCCTTGAGGTGAAGCATTTATTTGTGATTTACCAGGCACATCATCTCTAAAAAATTCATATTCAGTATTTGAATCTGATGAATCTACCAAATTCATGTTTACTAAAATAGATGATGACGCATCATTGTTAGCACAATAAACACTTTTAACTATAATTGCCCCAGTAGTAGGACAAGTAAGCACTGTAGCTTTACTTGTATCAACCTGTTTAAAACCTTGATTTTTATATTGTATTGTCATGATAAAAAATAATTAAAAGCATCTTGTTCGTTTTTTAAATCTTCTTGAAAAGCAAAATTTAATTGTTGTTTCATAGTTGTCACAGACTCAATAATTTGTCTTTGATTTTCTACATCATACTCTGGTTTAGGTTCTGGTATATAGTTAGTTAATTTAGCCATTATGCTCTATTTATTTTTCTTAAAGTTTTAGCAAAACGAGCTCTTTGTCCTAACTTGCCTTTTGCTTTAGCTGCTTTATTTAATTTATCTAGAGGTATCTTCTCACCTTTTTTAATATTTAAAGCTTTTCTTAAAGAACCTGGTTTCTTAATTGCTTTTTTAATGTTTAGTCTTTTCGTCATTATCTTCTCCCATCTGGTTGAGCATCCATTCTAAAACTACCGTAACGCCACGTTTGACCTGCCGCATCATTTTCTACTTTTAATGATAGTAATCTTCCTCGTGCTCTAGTATCTACTTTGTCTGTAGTGCTGGTTATTGTAAAAGGTCCAAGAGGTGACCCTGTTTGAATATCAGAAGGAAAGTCAGAAATAAACAAAGTTACTTTTGAATTACCAACTAAAAATTTATAGTCAGGCATAAATCTTCTCATTGACATAAATAATTCTCCGTCGTCAATATCAAAATCTCCTGATCTAATAAATGCTGCAATTGCTGTAGTTCCTGAACTGTTGACTTGGTCAGTTCCTATTTCATGAGCATAATATATTGATGCTCCATATTTATTTGTAATACCTGATATTTCATTAAAAGCTGGAGTGCTTGTTGTTTCATAATCTGTTGCATAAGGTAAATTAAATACACCCTGATCTTGATAAGTAGTTCTGTCTAAAGAACTAGTGGTCCAACAATTTTCTTGATAATTATAAGTTACACATCGATCTATTTGTAAAGATCCTGATTTAGGGTAAAACCAATTTACTTCTGTGTATAAAGTATTAGCTGCTGAATAAACTGTAGCAGATGCATCGTAGTTAATTCCTAAGTCGCCGTTACGTGTAGTAAACACAAAATCTTCTACGAGACAAGGCAAAGCTTTTACAGTACCATCGTACATAAAAAATCCACCTTCACCAGACATCCAATAAACAGCACCATTGACATAGGTAGCTGCGTGTTGTGCAATACATCCACAATGAGTTCCTACTTGTCTTACTGAAAAAGTAAATGGAGGTCCGACAAATTGAATGACGTAAGCTGCTGAATCGGTCAATACAAAAACATAATCCTTACCTTGTAAAGCTGCAGTAATTTTATTTCCTGTATCTAATCTAAACGTTCCTGCGGTATTGGTAGCTTTAGGTAAATAAGTATTAAGATCTTCTTGATTAGAAAATCTTACAAACATAGGGTCTTGAGTAAGTGAATTACCAATAGTTGTTTCTGTTCCAAAATGAAATAAATGTCGATCTCTATCTGATACCAAAGTCATTCTTGAAGCAGTTGGATTATTCGTTGTGTTAAAATCAGTTGTAGTTTGAGAAGCTCTTATTGTTCGTGGATTAGTTGCTCCCGCGTTCCACGTAAAAGTTTTACCGTTAAATACTGTTGCAACCAATACTTCTCCAAAATTATCTAAAGACCAATTACCAGGATCTAGAGTTACATTACTTGTTCCTCGTTCCGTTCCCCATGTAGAGTCACCCCACAAGTACGTGCTCCATCCATAACCTTTAGTTTGAAAAGTAGGACCAACTTCAACGTATGGATTAATACTAGCTGATCCTGAAGCAGAGGCAGCGCCAGAAGCATTGACTCTCATTTGAATTGTAAAAGTATCTGCATCAGGCACAGTTAATATTTCAAAAGCTCCTTCAGTAAAATCAGTAGCTACGTATCCTGTAGGAGGAGTAACTGATGTAAACGTTACATATCTTCCAATTTCTAAACCGTGTCCTACTTTGTTTACAGTCACATTATTTTGACTCGAGAAAGTATCAAATGTAGCTCCAGTAATAGCTGTATCTAAAGGGGTGATATCGTAAAAAGCTTCTCCGTAATATAAAAATAAACCTTGAGATGTTCCAATAGCAGTATATCGTTCACCTTTTAAACTAGTAAATGCTAGCTGAGCTCTAGCTGCACCGGGTAAAGTTTCATTGGCTTGTGTAAGTTGTGTCCAACCTCCTATTTTTTCTGGTGCTGTATATCTAAAACGTACAAAGTCGCCATCTACCCATTGTCCTGGAAGAGCTGACGGTACACTTTGTTTATTAAAACCTGCTGCAAATTTGACTTTTTTTAGTGCCATAGTCTCAAATATATAGGGTTTTTAATTTTTTTGGTAGTATTATATTACAATTTTAACTCACTCAAAGTATTATCTGAACCCAGTATTCCTTTATAAAAAGTATTAAAAGCAAGACTTATTCTAGTATCTTGACTTTTTTTAGTATCTACTCGATGAACCACGGATGATGGAAACATTATTAACTGGCCCGTTTTTACAGGAAACCACCACGTATCTGAATTCCAAATATTATATTTATCTATCTCGGGTTTAATTTGTTGATATTCTTTTGGATATGTAAACTTAATACTGTCATTTTTATCATCTGCGTTTAAATAAAATACACCTGATATGATTGAATTTGGATGAGCATGAGGATGGTGACGTTCTCCTTGTTCCATATAATTTATCCAAGATTGAGTTACATATAGCTCAATTTTATGTTTAGGGGATATAATTTTATCTAAATAGTTTTTACAGTTTTTATCTATAAAATTTTTTATACTTTTTAATTCAGGTTTATTTAAAATATAGGTATCTTTTGTATTCTTCTCCATCCCTCTCTTCTTCCCT